TACAGCCCCGGCGGTGGGCGGTACAAGGGTGAAAGTACGCTGTTCAGCGTCACTCAGGGGCTGCCCGAGCAGGGTTTTCAAAAAGGCACGTCTGTATTCCGGGCCTGAAACGACATCCTCAACAGTGCGCTTCTCGGTGTTCTCAACCTTTGCCACGGTGCGGCTCTGCACAGTGCCGGCTTCAATACCCTTAGCAACCTCGAGGCGCCGCCTTAGTTCCTTTTCTTCGGCTTCGAGTTGCTTCAGTTCTTCATTAATAGCATCAAGATCTACCTGAGCATCACTTTCAAGGATGCCGCGAATCTCCACTTTACGCTCTGCTATTTCAGCTAAACGCTTTTCAATCAACATGGTTATCATCCTCCAATTAAAGATAAGTCTTTGCAATTAGCCGCTTCCTTTGTTCTTCAGCAGCCTCCGCCGCCTGGCGCTCGGCCTCCGCCTGCGCCTCGAAGTAGCTTCTTGCGGCTATGAATGTATCTGAATATGCCGGGGTATCCACCGCCGACACGTCCCAGATCCGCTTAAACTTGATGATCTTACGGGTGCGGGTATCCCTGTCATAGGAGTCCTCCGCAACTGAAAAAGCGAAGCTCATCTTATCGATGTCGCCCCGCCTGATTAACTCGTAGAGGTCGCGCCCCGCCGTGGTATTCGCTAGTTTCGCGCGGACAAGAAGGCCCTGGTCATCAGGAATGAGTTCCAGAGTTTTATTTCTAGTTCTAGCCATTACCATCACGGAATCCGAGTGATTGTACTTAAACGGCACGTCTTTCAAATCCGCACCATCTAAAGCGCCACGTTGAATAACCTCGTAGTATTTAATGCCATCTATCTCATACATAACGGTCGGACTGTCATAAACGATTGCCCGGCCTTCAACTATCATTTCATTTTCATTATCTTGCACCGGTTCTAATGCTCTAATTTCGGCCAATCTAATTTCTTTTTTAATTGGGCTCATCTTATTTTCACTCCCTTCTTTAAACTGGGTCATACACACAGCATATCTCTGTTTTTCGTCAGGAAATTCGCTAATCATTGTTTCATCGCTCATACAGCGTTCTATAAATTCATCCTGTGTCTCGCCATCTTTAGGCTTGGGTATCGGCATTATCATCACCATTCTGTAAAATAAAAAGCAGTGTTTTATACTGCTTATTTGTAATAATCGTCTGCATATTTCCACTTATAGCCTCCACATGTCTGTCTTTCTCCATTACAACATTTGGATATATGTTGCCTGGTAGCATTTGTTTGCTTTGCTGCTTCAGTGATGCTCTCAAACTCTCTAATAAATTTGCCTTCAAGCGATAACTGCACTACTCTTTTAGCCACGGGTGATAATGCTCCAGTCCTTCCCCTCCTCTTCTCTTTCTGTTCTTCAGACATTTTCCTGCCTTTTAATGTTCTACTTATTTTTTGTCTATGCTCTTCCGTAAATTTTCTGCCATACATAGGATTGTTTTTGCCCGTGAAATCAGCATGATTTTTCCTCATATTTTCTCTGGCCTGTTCGCTCCTCGGCTTTCTCATTTTAATCCTAATATATTCTGGTATTTTCTTACCCTTCCAATAATTCTTATGTCCGAGCTCTGCGCGATTTTTCCCATATAATGGATGATTTTGCCCACTAGCAGAAAAGTTTGTGGTACTTTCTGATTCGTTGTATCCATATTCTCGGTCTGTTGTTTTATAAAAATCAATATAATATTTTTCACGCTTCCTAAGTTTATCGAGACTTTTATTATTTACATCATTAACTATTTCAATTATCTCGAAAGTAAAACATTCCTCTCCGTATATATCAAATGCTCTTTGTAAATGAGTTGAATGATGTTTTCCTTTTCTGAGAAGATTAAAATGCGCATTTTTCCTTTTTTCGGGATGTATAGTGCTACCAATATAAATTTTGTTATTTACAATATTCTTTATTGCATAAACGCAAGGACAAAAATCCATAATAAAAACCACCCTCCGCATGAGTAGTTAATTGCCCGCCTATAAAATTTGCTAAACGTGGGAAAGAGCGCGGATACTCCTTGTCGCACCGGTTGATCAGGCCGGTGCTATCCCACAATTTAACTATATATCATTATCATTGTTATTATCAACTTCGCTATCCTGTTCGCTGTCTTGTTTACCTAACTGATATTCATTGGCCTTTGTTGCATCAATCATATCAAGTCGTCTTAAAGGTATGTCGCCGCCTTCGATTGGAGCTAAATTTAATGCCTCTCTCCACTCATTCGGAGTCATAGCGCCACGATCGACCATTTCTTTTAGGTTAAGCTTAGTTTTCATACTTGCATATTGGAGTCTATTAGATTCAAAAATAATTTCATTGCCGAAGCCCCTCTCTCGTTCTGTAAATAGTTTTGATGTAAATTCTAGGGATAATTGAATAGCCAAAGGTTCCAATACCGATTCATAAAACGCTTCATATTCATCTTCTGTGTACTGACCCATAACGATATTTTCATTGACGCCGAAATACCGAAATACCGCGTCCCGGAGCTCTTTCATTTGTGCCGCATTTATCATTTTCGGCTCAATTTCAATTGGTTGATATTCCGCCTTGCTATCCAGGGCCGCAATACCGCCGGTGTTCTGCATTGTCATGTATTCGGCAACAAATCTATCACGATTTGCCTTGATGTCCTCGGGCTTCAGCAAACCTTGAAATTTCAATATACCACGGATATTGGCTGATGTCTTGACTGCCTGGGCAAGGCCCTCGTTGGTTGTGTGTATAGCACTTAATACTGAGTTGATAGGGTCGTTCTTTTCGCCGATTAAGTCGTTGTTGTAATAGTGGCGCCGCAAGTGAATAATATCGGCATAAGGTAGCACAACGCTTTCGCCATTCGCAAAGCGGAATTTAACATAGATTGACTTGCTGTCATCCTCAAGGAATTCCGCCATTGTGCAGTTGATAGGCCATATTGCGACGAGGTTGAATCCGTCCCATACAGGATAGGCCCAGGCATTATTTTCAATCATTAGGGTGGTGATGAGCCGGTAAAGAAAATCATAAGCATTCATGTTCGGGTTTGGGCGAACAGTGAGCAGGCGCTCAATCTGTCCTCCTACAGGAATGATTTTGTCATCAACCCGGCGGATATGTTTTGCCCGGAGCTTTGCGGCGTTTCGAGCTATTGCATCAACGGCCGCGCGAACAACATCTGCTGCATAAGGTTTTCCCTGCCACGGTGTAAATATCGGCGTATAGCCAGATAACATGCGCAGCTGGGAAAGTGTTTTTCGGGAACCGATAGCCCCGAAAATCTTTTGAAATATACTTCTTTTCCCTGTCATAGTCACCACCCTACCAGGTTTTTGTAATCTTCAAAATTCTGCTGTAATACTGTATAAGCAATAATTAACGCCACCGCAGGGTCAATGCGCTGGCGTTTGTTTTTGCCTTTCACGGGCCGTATATTTTCATTTTTATCAACTTCCACTGACATATTAGTAAGTGCCCATTTAAGCACAGGGTTGTTGTTATAGATTATACGTTTAGCGGCAAGGTCCGCTTTTAATTCTTTCATCGGCGCAGAAAGGGTTTTGGCTCCCATTCTTACTGGTATAAGGTTCTGCCCTTTAACGTAACCTAACCGCATTTCCATATCTTCCACCCAGGCCGGAGAATTCCAGGAGTCGTAGCCTACCCAGTAAGCAGAAATACCGTACTCATTGTGAAGCTTTTCAAACCAATCTGTAACATAACGGTAATCTATTCTATTGCCAGGACATGGGGTAATTAAGCCACGCTCTACCCACCGGTTATAAGGCACCTTGTCCTCTTGGGTACGAATCTCTATGTTTTCCTCCGGCATAAATGAGTGCGAAATTATATAAAAGTTGGGGTCGCCCGGCTTTATAATAAGCACCGCCGCCGAAGTAAGGTCAGTAGTTGCTGAAAGGTCTACCCCGCCAATGGCGTAAGTGCCGCGCAGTTCCTCTAGATCATAGGGTGCATCATTGTTAGCTTCCTCAAAAGTCAGCCAAGTGCCAGCAACTGTTTCGCGGATGTTGAAGTCCTTGGTTAAGACTGTCGGCAAGAAATTTGAGTCATGCTGTGCCCGCTCGACGTTGGCTGCCAGGTCGTCATAATTCTTGATTGTTCCCAGCCCCGGGTTAGCTTTCTCCCACATCCGAAAGTCGGTCCACTCGGAGCGGTCGTCGAGCTCGTACAGGAAGGCCAGGAACCGCTCATCCTCGACCACACCGTCCAGCACCCGGCAAGCGTAGTCGTAGATGTCGTCGTAGATGCACTCCCGCACAAACCCAGCCGTCGTGATCATCGTCAGCAACGGCTGCTGCCGCGCAACCATCGATTGCTTCATGACGTCGTAAAGGTTGCGGTCCTTTATCGCATGGAGCTCATCCATTATGACATGATGGCTGTTGAGACCATCCAGGCTGTGGCTCTCACTGGCCAATGGCTCGAATTTTGAAAATGTCACCGGGAAGTACAGGTCCGTTTTGCGTTTGCGAAGGTACTTCGACAGCGCCGGAGACTGGCTCACCATATTTACCGCTTCAGTAAATACAATGCGGGCCTGGTCCCGTTTGGTTGCCACACATTGAACCTCGGCACCGCCCTCACCATCGCCGACCATCATATACAGGCCTAATGCACTCATAAGTGTGGACTTGCCGTTTTTGCGGCCAACCAGCACGAACACTTCACGGTACCGTCGGAGACCATTCTCTTTGTCCACGAAGCCATAAATGGCCTGCAGCATCGCCTTCTGGAACAACTCCAACCGGACCGGCTGGCCTATCCACTTGCCTTTGCTATGTCGGCAAAATGTTTCGATGAACTCGATGGGGCGGTTTGCCCGCTCGATGTCGAACACCCAGGGATCACGAGGGTGGTCCAGTTCGTCGATGAGTTTTGCATACTGCTGCTTCAGACGTTTGCAGGCTACGATCTCGCCGGCCTGAATCCTCTCCCAGTAGAGCCTGATGTAGTTTTCAGCCACACCTATCGCCTTCCCCGCTTGACGAAGGCCATGAGTTCATCTTCGGCCTGCTTACCCACGTCGGGGTCCGGTACCATGTCGAAGAGCTGCTTGCACACCGCAGCATAACGGTTAATCATCGTGTTGTAGACCTTGGTCGCCGGGTGCTCACGTAGAAAGCGCTGAGAACCCTGCTCAAAGACCTCGATGATGCCCTGTTGGTCTATGATGTGGCGGGCTTCCTCGAGGGTCACCCGCATGAATGCGGCTTCCTGGATGAGACCGTCGGCCGCCTGCCTCTTGTCTTTCGGCAAGTTCTTGAAAAGCCGGCGAAGTTTCGTTATCTCTTTCTTGATTTGTTTTTGTTTTTCTTCCTCGGTGTAAAGTCGCGTAATTTTCACCACCTTTTAGCCCCCCCTCACGCGTGAAACTAGTCCGAGGTTTTTGAAGGTGGGCCACACGGTATCCTTTGGCGCCCCTAGCTTTTTAAATAGGGGGGGTACCCCTGGCAGGTATCAAGTCCCCATTCTCATCAAACATCACATCTTCCCTCGTTGCGCCCTTGCCCATGTGTTCCTGATTATGGCAATCCATGCATAGTGCTTCAAGGTTGGCCCAGTTAAGCGTTACGTTAGGGTCATTAATATTGTTTGGCGTCAAGTATTCCTTGTGATGCACTATCGTTGCCGGCGCACCACACCTTTCGCAAATAAAAAACTTGCTTTGAAGAAAAGCAAGTCTGCAATCTTCCCACGCTTTGCTATTGTAAAAATCTATTGCCCAGTCTTTAGCCATGCTATCACCCACACAAAAAGCACTTACATCGGTAGGTGCTTGTAGTTTGCTGCTATTTATTTTAACTCAATGTCAAACACCATTGTTAGAAAGTCTTTTCACACCAGGCCCCGCCCCTGCCTCGCGAATGGTGTGTACTACCCTCCGTTTCCGGCATCCTAGAAGCTAAAAGCCGCCCTCATGGACGGCTCCTCAGTATGCAGTTTACTATTCTCCGCCA